TGCAACTACGCCCGAGTTATTTGGCATACCTACGTTAGAGCCTGCTATGCCGCGTTGAATCTGGCCCATGGTCATCACCGATGGGTTAGCGATAGATAGAGCGGCCTCACGCAATGCGACACGCTCGCTACTAATATCACCCAGCACGCTGGTAAACATTTCGCCGACATTTTTTAGCAAGCCTTGAATGGTCAGCATGAACGTCTCGGTGCTGACGCCATCCAGCGCAGCGCTCAAGCTATTTATGTCTGTGACCGTTCGGCTGGCGTTTAGCTTGAGCGCCAATATTTGATTGCTCAAGCTGAGCGCTGCGAGTTGTGCGTCGCTAAGTGGCTGATTTAGGTCTTGCACCTGGTCGCCAAAATACAGCAAGCTAGACGAGCTCTGCCCCAGCAGCCTATTAATCCAGCCGGTCGCGGTACCCATGTCTAATGTGCTGTCAGCAGCGTCACTCAGGCCGCCAGAGAGATCGTCAAAGCTTGCCAGCGTAGCGCTTAGTAGCGGTATTAGTTGCTGCCGTCCGCTGAATGTCAGCAGCAAGTTTGCAGCCATGTCCTGCGCAAGCTTGGAGGCTTGGTCGGCAGCAGTGGCGAACTCAGGCGCTAAAGCAAGCAGCACAGCGTAAGCCTTGCGGCCAGAATCTGTGTTTAGGTCTAGGCTGTCTGCAAGAGCGCGAAACCCATCTTTGGTGTCCGGCAAAGTGACGCCGAAGGCTGCTAAAGCAGTTGTCATCTGCTCAGTTGCGTAAGCAGCGCGCTCGGAAGCGGTAAAAAACAAACCGTAGTACGTCTGCACTGCGCTGCCCATGGCTTCCAAACCGCCGAAGGTATCGGCAAGCTTACTAGCAGCATCAGCACCAGCCAAGCTCACTTGCAATAATCGCTGGCGAGTCATGCTGAGCCATGCGTTTGTAACGGTTAGGCTGCTGGATAAACGAGCAAGCGTAGTGCTGGCGCCCTCGCCTTCTTTGCCGAGCAGCTTTATGCCGCCGTAGACGCTGGCCATGCCATCCGCAAAACCAGACAAAGCATTTTCAATTGCCGCCTGCTGGCCAGCCGCGTCAAGGCCGGTCAAGCTAATGTTGATGGCTTGCGAGAATCCGTCTACCGCCTCGGCGCTCAAACCAATTGCAGAGGCATAGGTTTTTGTCGAGGCCATGATTCCAGCAGTTGTCGTGTCGAGTACTTTTTGCAACTCACCGCTGATAGCGCTGTAATCGGTTCCCGACCTGTCACTGCGGAACCAGCCGCCGTCTTGCTTCCACGACGAGTACTGCTGCACTGCCGAGCCGTTGGCGCTTAATGTGCCGCTTAGACCCATTCCCGTTGACTCTTTTTTACCTCTGCCGCCAAAAATAGAGGCCACTGCGACAGCGGCTAACGCGGCCCAGCCTATGCCGGGTATTGCGCCTAGCATTGATGCTGCGCTGGTAAGTCCAGCGCCGGCAGCAGCGCCACCACCGGCTACAGATGCGGCAGAGGCAGCAGCAAGGGATGATCCGCCGCCTAGGCCTAGTGCTATGCCGGTTGCAGTGTTACCTGCCACAGTACCGAACAGCGCTCCTACAGACGATCCTACGGTGGCCGCAAAGCCGTTTGCGATCAGGCTACCGATCGAGTTGAGAGTGCTGAGGTTTGAAAGGCCGCCGAGTATGCCGCCGCTGCTGCTTGCGGCACTTGCCGCGCCAGACAATCCACTTAACCCGGTCGCGCTCAGCACACCTTGAACTGACAGTTTTAAAACGGTGGTCTTGAACAGGTTTTTAATGCTGTCCCAGAATGACTGGAAGAACCCTTTACCAGCCTCAAATCCGCGATAAAGCGAGTCGGTCAGGCCTTGATACACCGATTCGTAAAACTTCGTCCACTCAGCGCGGGCTTCTTTGGCTTGCTCTATAGCGATGTTCTTTTGGCCTTTTAAATATGTCAGGCCTTGGCGCTCTTTTAGCAGCCGGATTTCTTCTTCGAGCGCGATCTGCTCACGCCCCATGAACTCAGCATTTTGCATTCGAGCGAGTTTTTCTTCTTTGATTGCGATAACAGATGACTGCCTTGCGCTAACGGCATCAAGCTGCGCCAACTCGCTGAGCCCAAGCAAAGCGATCTCCTCAGACATTGTTTTATTTTGCTCATTCATGCCCGCAAGAGATCCTTCAATTGCCGTGATTCGCTTGATTTCTTCTGTCGCTAATTCTTGCTTTGCCGCTAAATTTGTGCGCTGCTGTTGGATTAATAATTCCTCGACTTTGACTTCGGCCAGCTTGGCTTCAGTCGCGCTGCGCTGAGTGGCATTGAGTTTGTTTTTATCGCTATCGAGTTGTGTCGTGATTTTGGATTGTTCTTTTTCGGCTTCTGTCAGTTGCCGGCCGGCATCGAGCTCTTGCTTCGAAAGCGCTAGTCGCTCATCTAGGCGCAGCATTAAACTTTCGTACTGGCTGATGGCGGCTTTAACAGCAGCTGCAGCGGCGTCTTCAACCTTGGCTGCTTGCTTTCCCGCTTCTGAGCCTTCATTGCGCTTTTTGATCAAAGCAGAAATAGCCGTCGTAGCTTCCACTTCTGTTTCAGTGCCTATTCGCAAAGCGTCTTGATGCACTTTTACGCTGGCGATGAACTCTTTATTAACGCCTGATGCCTTCATACGCTCCGCACTCAGTGCCTCTAATGATTTGGCTTCTTCAGCATTCCAACGTGCGTACGAAGCGCCACGCGTCATCGACGGCTGGGATTCGCGCGGATCTGTAGTGACGACCAGGGCGGCTTGTTGGCGCTGCGCTTCCTTCAGTTTGTTGATGTATTGCCCCAGCGCGTACAACTCGCTTTTGATATAAATGTTTTCGCTGTTCTGTGCGAATTTAGCGCTAAGCCGGACGAAATCGGCTTCGGCCTCTTTGAGCTTGGCTGCCATGGCAACGGCTTGCACTTCGCTGGTTTTGAACGAGTCAGGCAGCAAATCGACGCTCGTATTGAGCTTTGTTACGCCGCCTGTCAATAAATTAATTGTTCCATTTAAACCATTGGCAGCGCCCGAAAGTGCATAAAGTGGCGCGCTAGCGATGATGTAACCCAAGCCAGAGTTGAGCTGGCTGACCATCCCTGCGCCCGATTTCTTGGCGGCCTCCATGCGCTCAGTCAAAGCCACCAAATAACCGTCCAAGCCCTTAATACCATTGGTCATGATTTGCGATACACCTGATGCACTGATGGTGCGAAACAGGTCGTTCCAGCTGTCTGAGAGTCCGCTGATAGCGCCGTCTAAAGTCTTGGTGCGCTCGGCCATAGCACCGGCGAACTCAGTGTTGCCTATCGCAGTTAAATACTGGGTAATTTCTGCAGCGTTATTGCCAATGGTTCGAGTAACACCTTGAAAAGTCAGCGAGACCTTATCGCCCTCTTGCTTTGCCTTGATACCAAACTCTTTGAGCCGCTCAAACTCTCCGGTAGCAGCATCGGCCACAGCTTCAACCATCTGGTTCAAGTCTTTTCCCATGGCCGATGCGGTATTGCCAAAGCTGGTCAGTGATGCCTTGGTGGGTTCTAACCCAAGCGCCTTCATTTTTACAAAACCCTGAGTCGCCTGCGCCAGGCCAAACGGTGTTTCTTTTGCAAAGTCTTTTAACCAGGACATTTCCCTGGCTGCGGCTGCCGAACTGCCGCTGACAGTGATCAAGCTGGAATTGAGCCCATCAAACTCACGTTGAACAGAAATCAGTTTGCCTACAAAGCCAGCTGCCATAGCAACGCCAGCTGCAGCAATAGCTGCTGCGGCCAAACCCGCACCTTTACCCAACAGACTGAGACCAGAACCAGAATCTGATGCTGACTTGTCCATCTTGCGCATGGCGGCATTTAAGCCCTCGCTAGACTTAGACGTGCCCTGCAGCGCGGTGCCGGTTTTGCCTGCTTGCGAGTCAATGCCTTGCAATGCGTTTTCAGCTTGCTTTGCTGCCACCACAACGGCTTTACCGTCTGCGGTGATTTTGATTGCGAGTTCAGCGGCCATGGGTCTTGGTTTTTCCTTTTGTCGTTAACTCTTACGCGAAGCCTGCAATTCGCGCTCGTTCAAAATACGCAGCGCTTCTTGCTCGATGACTCGGTACTGCTGCACCACCGGCACCTGGGCCTTTCCTTGCAAACCCTGCCAAACTGCTTCCTGCGCCAGGTTTATGGCCTGCACTGCTCGCCAGTTCGCGCCACCCATGCCGCCCAGGCTAAGTTGCAATTGGCCCATGCAGGCAAGAAACAAATTGAGCGCTTTGACATGCTTTGGCCAAACATCACAGACATCAAGTGCTTTGCCCTTAGCGGGCTCTTTTGCTTCATCTTTTTGAAGGCCAAAGCAGCGCAGCGCATCATCGGTTTCCTCATCGACCACCGCGTCACCTCTTGATGTGCGCAGAGCATGGCGGGCGATGGCAATTAGTTTTTTGTTGGGCCGTTTATGTAGTTATCAAAAAAGCTCTTAACCATCGCCGACTCAAGCGGATAAATACTACACAGGCGATCAACGTTGGCAGCAGTAAATTCCATCGGCGTGCGGTCTTCCTCGACCAAATCTGTGCCGAAGCCGACTAGCACTTCGTCTAGTGCTTCACGATCTTTAAACGGCAAAATATCGGCATCGTCACGCGCAGCTTTTTTACGTTGGTTAATACGCATGAGTAAATCTTCAATCTCTTCTTTGTCTAACGCCTTGAACACAACGCTGAACTTAACCTTGGTAAACTTGCCTCCATCGGCAGGAATATTTGCTGCTACTGGAGCGACAAAAGTGGGTTTAGATGTGACAACAAACATGGCTAAATTTCTTTCTTATTTATAAATTTGATTGCGTCCTGTGCACGTTAGAAATGCACAGGAATTTTTTTACATGCTGACGATGCGCAGCTCGTCGTTTCCGGTGGTGGTCGGCGTTAAGCGCAGATCCATTCCCAGCATGGCCATGCCGTCTTGCTCGGTATTTTTGGGGTTCAGACGCTGCACTGCAGGCGCAAAAATAATGATCTTGCCGCCGGCGATAGTGCCGTGCTCCAGGCTCATGCTGGTCAGCGTATTTGCGTTGATTTCGGTGCGCATAGTCACCTCTTGCGCTGCTAACAAATCAAGCGTCAAACTACCGGTTGATTCGCGGTTGGTAACCAGCACACTCTCACCACCAAGCATTGGTTGATAAACCACGTTGTTGGCAATATTCAGACTTAGACCACGACTCGGAAAGCTGGTGCCGCCGGTAATGGCGCCGGCAGAATAGGTGCTTCCCATCTTGACGTCGCCAGTATTGGGGTCGGTGATGACCAAAGGTGCCTTCCATGCTGTGAGCACAGCATTCGGGTTGCCTATTGCAGCAACGCCGCCATCAAG